TCTTAATGTGATAGTCGCACTATTACCACCACCAGATTTTGCAAAACCAGAAGCACCACTACTTAATCCTTCTATGAATGCAGTATCTGGTAATTCTGTTGATGAAACTGCTGTATTTAAAACCAGACTTGTAAATGTCTGGACATCATAAAGATAGAGGTCAAATTTAGAAGAAGCACCAGAATATGCAGCATCAGTCAGTTCAAATGCGTAAACTCTTGCAGATCCTATTAATGTTCCTGAACCACTTGTTGCGTTTGCAGTTGTTTTTCGCTGTAGATGTAAACCAATTGTGTTATCAATATTAATTCCTAACTTTGGTGTACCATTAACATTATTTAATTGAAATTTGTTACCAAATTTAAACGGAACAGATGACAATGCAATCTCTTTCTTATCTCTTGGTTTTTCAATGTCTAATATTGTACTTACAGGTCTTTCAATATCATATCCTCTAACATATGCCTTTCCGGGAGATACCTTAAGTGCAAATAAATCATCAGTGGGTGTTGCACCTTGATCTGTCAATTCTCCAGTATTAAATACACCTTCATTTGATATTCCATCATTTAATGATTCTTCAACATCAAATTTAAAGTTACCTACAGAATAATTACCAGATTCTTCGTATGTTCTTTTTGCAAAGTAATCTTTAATTAAATTATATTGTGATTTATTTTGCAATTTTTTAAGTTCACCGTCATCAAGACGCATAATCTCAATGAAATTCTTGTCATTGAAATCTGTTAAACCTTTTTTAGTAAGAGTTGTGCTTATTTTAAGTCTATCTGCACCGGGAGCTGCAAAGTTTGAGAATCCTCTTGCATTATCATATAATGATTCATCATCATTTGCAGAAACTAATTCTTCTTTAATAAAAAGTCCAACTCGATATGAAGGATTGTTTGTATAAGGATCAAGAACTAACTTATCAGCTGATACATTTACAAAGTGTCCACGAATAAAGAAAACACCATCAGCGATAGAAACTCTGCATCCAACACCGGAGGCACCAATATCAATCAAATTTGCTACAGTATCACCTGAATTAATTAAAGTGTTACCATAAACAAGAGATTCTTGAATTAGTAAATTTTCACCATCTTCTAAAAATTTTGAGGTATTATCTATTCCTGCATCGATATATTTTACAAATATTGTAAGATCTGTAATTCCTGTTGCTTCATTTGGTAAAGAAAAATCATCAATTAGTATTTTTATACCAGTGCTCTGACCTTCTAATATTTTACCTTTTAACTGATCGACATATAATGAAACTGGTATACCTAAATGGTTTGAATCTAATTTAATTGAAAAATATTCTGGATCATATTGACTATTACCGGGAATCACCATAGATCCCTCTTTAAACATATGACTACCAAACGATTCAATCTGATCTTGTAAGATAGACTGTAAAGTTGTTAATTCCCTTGCCTGAACTGGTTTTCCCGGATTGAATAATACTTTATAAAAATTACTATCCTTTGAAAAATCGTCGTAATATGGATTTATATTTAAATTAGTTTTCTGTGGCATTTTTTAGAATTCCAGAATGATTTTGACATCTTCTTTTTGTCTTGAGTTTCTAGTAATAGTCGCTCTGTTGTCAATGTAAATTATATCACCCGACCCTTTATTTATCTCAGGTGTAGCAAGACCATTTGTAAAGGTTACTCCTAGTCCTACATTCTTAGATCCAACTGTAGTGATACCAAGACTAAATGTAGTCTCAATTGAACCACTAAATCCACTTGGTGCAGAAACTTGGTTGGTTGATGACTCAAATGCTAGAACTTGGCCTTGAGTTGATATACCAACATAATCTGTTTGATCAGTTGAGTTACCAAAATATAATGATCTATCTTGAATATATTTCATTACTTTTGTTTCAGCATCATAAGATGCTACATAACCAACTGCTTTTAGACCACTACCTAAAGTTTGAGTAATTTTCTCACCTATAGAGGGATTTCCTGATGTTGTTGAAAACTTGAATGCATTCAATGATGAGAATGAATCACCAAAATATATTGATGTGGTTCCTATCGATGTTGGATTCTTTACTAATTGAACTTGTGCAAATTTAGTATCAAGAGGAAAATCTTTATTATCACCACCAAATCGAGCATAAACTAAAACTCTATCGGTTCCAAGTTCTTCATATGCATTATGACCGTGACCTTTAGATGGAGGAATAATTGGTATCAACTTTGCCTTTGTTGATGCATTGGCATTTATTGATCCTAAATCAACTAAACCATATGTGTATCCTTTACCACCAGACGATACGATTGCATTTGTAATTTTTCCACTTATTACATCAACCACGACTTTACCACCAGTTCCATCTCCAAGAATATTAAACTCTTGGCCAAGTCCTCCTGAATATCCCTCACCTTGGTTGTCAATATATACTTTTTTAATTTGGTTATTATTCGTATCCGAGTCTCCATTCTCCCTTACAGATTGAATTGACGCATCTGTAGTTGTAGTCCAATCATTAGGAACTGCAATGAAGTCTGTTGAATCAAATTTAATAATATCACTTGGGGCAACTGTAAAAAGATATTTCCAAATATAACCATCACCACTTTCACCAGCCTTAGATGGTTCTAAATCTGTGAATGTGGGTTCGTCTTGAGATGCATTACCTGTGGTATTAATTCCTGAAGATCCATTATCAATACAAACATACACATTAAAGTTTTCATTCATCACATAATATCTTGCATCATATAGTCTAGATGACTGTGTAATTGGTGATGGTGAACTTACACTATAATCATGACGATACATCTCATATCTCGTGCCCTGTGTCCAATTTACTCTACGAATTAATCTTCTTACATTTCTACCAATAACTCTTTTACCAAATAAACTTGTATCACCTATATGATTATTATCATTTATGTTATCAACAGGATTAGGAGTTGCTGTATTCCATGTGGAAGTTCTACCAAATCCAACAACAGTAGGATTAGGTAAACTAACCGACACATAAAATGAGCTCGATGGATCAGTGCCTCCTATCCCTGTAACCGTATCGACAAAGTTACTCGCATTTAATATTCTAAACTGATCTGTTACAACTGCTGGCATTTTATTGCTTTTTTTCTATATTTATACTACTTTTCATCAACCTAAGTTTTTACGAAGTGCTCCAGTATCGCGAATACCAAAAACTCTACGCTGAACTGTTGGGAAAGTGTTGATTCCAACTCCGTTTGTAAGACCTACAGTGTTACCTGTGACTCCTATTGCAATTGGATTAGCACGGTTGAATGATCCCTGTCCACTGGAGTTGAATAATCTACCCCATGAGAATCGACCATTAACACCACTATTAATTCCAACAGTCACTCCCAACCCAGAATGATTTGTGTTTGAGTGAATATTGACTAATATTTCTGCAGTAGTTCCACTTGCAGTAATATCTTGTATAACATAAACATTGTCTGCAAATGTTGTTCCAATTCCAACAACATCATTGTTGTTACCACTTGTATTTAATGATGTTAAACCAGTACCTACATGCGTATCAAATATGTAAATTGGGAAACCTGCATTCAATCCAGTAAAGTTACCAGATGATTTTTTAAGACCAATTCTCAATCCAAGTGTTGAAACTCCAATTACTTCTGTAGATATACCGGTTACAATACCTGAAAATCCTGCAACTGTTTGGATATTGGTAATATTTTCCTTTATTACCTCTGGTGTCGGTGCCAGAACAATTGGTGGATTTGTGCTTGTGTAACCAAATCCAACATTATTCATTGTAACTGATGTAATAATACCACTTGTGATATTAGCAGTTCCAACTGCAAATGTAGACACACCTGCAACAGCAAATTGAGTTGCAGCAACACCTACAGGTGGTGCTATTGAAATACTTGTAGTAGATCCAACATACCCACTACCACCATCTACTACAGAAACAGAAACTTGTCCTGAAGCATTTACGGTTGATGATAATTTTGCTGTAACAGGAGATTTGTCATCTACGACCAATATACCTATATCATTAATTGTAATGTTCGTAATAGTTGCATCAGCTGCACTTGTATCTTCTTCATAGTCAAAGAATTCAGCGTTATCTACAAAAATACTTGTACCTTCTGCAGTCCCTGTTCCTAAGTTACCAATCAATCTTGCAGTTGGATAAATTAGTGGTTCAATTGAATCTCTTGATTTTGAAATAATGTCACTACCAATAACTTTATCAATTTTCTGTTTAGTCCACTTTAAAGGTTTGAAGTTAACTTCATCTATTCCAACATTTGTATAAATTTCAGTCTCAAATGTATCCGATGTTGTTATACCAACAACTGTACGACTTCTTTGTGCAAAAGTATTAGGAATATTGTTATTACTTGTAACCTGAACAACATCACCTTTCTTAAGTGTTTCTGTAACATCAACAACTATTGTATCAACACCAGATGTTCCCTTATAGAAGAAGACTGCAATATCATCATCTGGATCTGGAGCTGATGTAAAGTTAAATGTAGTACCACCCTCAAATGTATAATCTCTTCCGGGATGTTGTATCACTCCATTCACAAAGATTAAAAGTAAATTCTGCATCTCAATTAATGAAGAATCTGCTGTATTTCTATCAATCTCAAAACTTAACAATTGACCGTTTAACCTTATTGGGAAACGAGTTCTAGTTCCATCTTGTAAACCTTTTATGGAATCTGTATAGTCAAATTCACCAAAATCCCATGAGGCAAATTCATCTGTGAAGATTTCATCAACTGTAAGTGTAAAGTCTGTGAAAACTGCACCACGAGCAGTTACTAATCCAACTGGTTTGATGACATCTCCTCTCTTGAATCCAAAACCGGGTCTTGCAATTTTAAATTGAGAAACAGTAAACAATGTAGAACCAATACCTGTAGTTGAACTCGCACCAACATCCACTGTGACTTTTAGACCTTGGCCAGTGTCTGTAGTAGCACCAATACCTAATCTTGAAACACCAATCACATCAAGTGCTTCATATGATGGATCTGGTATATTTAATTTAGGTTGAACATAACCAGTTCCTCCACTCACTATGGTAAATGCTAAAGTACCACCTGCTCCAACAGTCGCTGTTACATTTGCACCAGATCCATTACCAGTATCATCAG